TAAAAACTATTAAAACCTTAATTAAAACTTTAGGAAAATATGTTTTCTTGTATTAATATATAAAAATGGTGAATTACTTAAATGGCAAAATCTATCGTTTAGTTTGCAATGATACTGGAAAGCAATATATTGGATCAACGACTACATTTTTATCAACTAGATTAAGTCAGCATAAAAAGTTATTAAAAGATGGAAGAAGTGGTACGTCAAAAGAAATATTAGAAAATGGTAATTATAGCATTGTATTAATCGAAGATTATCCTTGTGATCGTAAAGAACAATTGTTAATGAGAGAACGATTTTTTATTGAAACAATGGAATGTATAAATAAAAAAATACCTTTGCAAACACATCACGAATGGTATATGAATCATAGAGATGAATATATAGCAAGACAGATGGTGTGGAATAACGCCAATAAAGATAAATTAAGGGAATATCAAAAAACATTTCAAGATAAAAAAAAGGGAATATGTATTGATTTAACTGACGTTGTTGATATTGACGAGAATATTCATTTAGAGATTGATGAAATTTACGACTCTAGTGAATTAATGACTGAAGATATTTACTCGTATATAGAATCTCAATTTAATAATAAAAATATATAAATGCCAGTTGGTGACCTGCATCCTGATATGGAAAAATATCGTCTGCTTTTAGACTTTCAATTTGAGTTTGCTAAACTTTGTCACGCTAGAAATCTGAAATATAAATTAGAGAAAAATAGAGAAGAAAAAAGAAGATATAAAGAGAATCAAAAATTAAAAAAATTAAATCAATAATTATTTTATTAAATAAATAAAATAATTTAGCAACTGCCATCTTTTGTTTTAATTCATATTACGACCGCCATTTTTCTTAATTTTATTTTTAAGAGATTTACTTACATCCTTAGCATATTTTGCTGGAACAACAATTTCTCCTTTATGTAAAAGAGCAGGTCCAGTTTTCTTTACCTTTCCTCCGGCTCGAAATGGTAGCAGACTTCCAAGTGCCCCACCTGCTACTCGTCCGATATTTTTTCCTGCTTCTTGTCCAATACTTCCGCCGTATTTTTTTCCAATAAATTCACCTAAACCAGCACCTCCGTAAGTACCTATGGCAGTTCCAATTACACCCATTTATATATTGAATAAAGAAAATAAATTATTATTCTTCTGGAATAGTTTGTTGCTCTTCAACTATAGGGTTTGTCTTTTTACTATATTTACCTGATTTAGTATATTTTCGTTTCGTTTTTACTTGTGCTTCAACTAATGGAACTCCTTCTGCTTCTGTTTCCTGATCATAATATGGATTTGCAAATTTTGGTTTTTCAAAAGTTCTTTTTGGGGTTGCTTCTTCTACTTTAGCATTTAATGCTTCTGGTAATAAACTATCTATACTTTCATAAAGTTTTGTTAACCCTGCTATACCTTCATCTTTTACAGGTTCTTTTATATTGCTTTTAACTGGTATTGCACTTCCTAAAGTAGATTGAGTTTGTAATTTCGGTATAAGCATTCCAACTAATTTTGCTAAATCACTTGTCGCTTGAGGTTGATTTATATTAAATGAAGGCATCATTGGTAAAAATTGTCTTGGTTGTTCCTTTGGTGAAGTATCAATTCTTCTTTTATAACCTCTTTTTTTAGGGACTGGATGAGATATATTAACAATAACTTTTTGTGTTTGTTTTTGTTTCTGCTTTTGCTTAACAACTTTTTTAGTCATTTATTATATCAACATATAATATTATGCAGGATACAAAAGACATTAAAACTATTTTAGAAGGTTCATATAAACCCCAAAGAGAATTTGAGCAAGATGTATCGCAATTAGGTTATTCGTATGATCCTGAATTGAGTAATATGGAAAACAAAGTTTTTATAAATAACGAAACAGGTAAACCATCAATTGCGTATCGTGGAAGTACGACTGCTAAAGATTGGATTGGAAATTTAAAACTAGGTTTAGGATTCAAAGACCCTGAGGCAGAAAAACGAATTCAACTTGCTGATAAAGTAAAGGCAAAATATGGTGAGATAGATACCATATATGGTCATTCACGTGGGGGAATAATTTCCGAAAAGGCAGGAGAAAGAACTGGTGCCAAAGTTGTCACTTACAATAAAGCAGTTTTACCAAGCGACATATTTAAGACGATAAGACCAGAGCAAACCGATATAAGGGTGAAAGGTGATGTGGTTTCTGCTCCGTCTTTTTTTCAAACTGGAGGGGTTAAAAAGGAAATTAAACCAACATTTCCATTTCTAGGTGCTCTACCTGCTCATTCAGTAAGTGCATTATAATAAAAAAACTATTATTATCGTAATGATTGCTTTACTTAAACCAAACTTTGCAGTTAATACTTGTGCTACAATTTCTATAGGATTGGTTGTAAGAAAGTTATAAACTAACAAACTATTATTCATTCCAAAATGGGTTAATAATTTATTTATTACTTGGTCGCGTGCAAAATCTCTAACTTTATATTTTAATTTACCTTTTTTGATTTTTTAAAGTATTCACATATACCACAAAAAAATAAATAGAACCTAGATAATTTTTTAATTGCCTTGTTAGAATGTAGAAACTCAATGTTATTTTCTATTATTATTCTTTCTGTTGGTGTTAGTGTAAACACTGTTTGTAAAATCTCAAGCACTAAATCTTTTTTTTTAATTTTTTTATCTTTTATTAAGTGTTCAACGAGATTACAAATAAGTAACAATACATCTTGATTATTTTTAAATTTTGCGTCATTTACTTTTAACTCTGCTAAACGTGCAACTACTTTTTCTTTTATTTGTTGAGTTTTAACCTCATTCGCAAGATTTGGTGTTATTGCAATTAGATCCAACGACATTTATATTATAAGACAAGATAATATAAAAAATGTTTAGTATATATATGAATCAAGAAGAATTTACAGTTTATCCGCCAATTAAAAAAACATTAAGTATATGTAAATTTACCTATAAAATTATTGAAATAAAATTATTTGAATATGTTAGAATAGTTGTTTATTTATATGGTGATAATGGTTTAATGATTGAATCAAGGCAATATATAATTGATGGAGAAGAGTATAAAAAATGGTCTACTGATGATCAATATATATTAACATTAATAAAACAAAAAATACAGGAACCGTGGATAATTTAATCCATTACTGCCCATAAATTACTTGAAATATAACACACTGAAGCATATGTTATAACTGTTCCTGTTCCAATTGTTAAAAATGTTACATTTGTAGCACCTACTACCGAATTGCGACCTAATATTGATTGCCCTGAACCGGTTTGAACTTGTAAATTGATAGCGGCCGCCGCCGTTATTACTCGTCTAAATCGTAATACTGTTCCAAACTCTATATCACTACTTAATGGTAGTTGTAAAACTCCTGCTGTAGATTGATTAATAAGATTATATTCATACAATGGTGCTGATAAAGTAATTGTAGTTCCAGTTAATGTAGTAGGATTTACCATTGATAAATAATATTTTTTATAAATCATATTATTAGATACCGTAATATTTGTAGATGATGAAAGTTTAGGTGTTTGTAATTCACCAGGAATTTTTACTATTTCTGTACTCCTACCAAGGACTATTTGATTTGAAGCATTTACCGTAGCACCGTATCCAATTGCAGTTGAATATGAAATTCCAGATGGTATAACACAATTAGAACCTAATGCAGTTGAATATGAAATTCCAGATTGTGTAGGAGATATATTAAACCCTACAAATGTATTCTCAATAGAATTTATTAATCCTGAACCATTATTTTTTCCAATTATTACATTTGAATTGCAGGTTCCCAGAGCTACGGATAAAGTTTGATTTCCTATAATGATGTTATCATTTGCTGTATCATATCCTGATGATCCTGTTTTATCTCCTATAATAATATTATTATTTCCAGTTGTTATTGCTCCTGCAGATCCAATTAGTAAATTTTTTGTTCCTCCTGTTATCGTCCCAGTTCCAAAAATACCATTAAATGTTGTTGTATTGTATTGTATGTATGATATATTTACATTTCCACTTACATTTAAATTTGGAACAGTCATTATAGACGTGCTAGGATTATAATATAAACTAGCATTACCATACATACCATTTAATGTTCCCCCAGATGATAGTGTTGTGAAACAAACCGGATAATTTACATTTGAACTATTTAATGTAGTCTGTAATGTAGTGCCATAATTTATAATTTTACTCGTTGGAATACTTGCATCATTAAAAACTGGATTAGTTGAAAATGTTAATGTCCCACTGACTGTAGCAGAATCAGATTTAGATAAAAACCAACCATTAGAATGAATAGCCCAGGTTTTATTCAATGCGTTATTAATACATGTCACTTTCAAAAATGATTCATTAAGACCAAAAATATATGTTGTATTCCAAACTCCATTTCCTAAAATATAATGACCTGGTGGTGCAATTATAGTAATTATACTGGTCCCATAATATGCTTTAAATAATGTAAAAGTAGATCCAATATTGTCATCTGAAACATCATCAGGTAATGGTAAAACAATGGCTGTTGTTGTGGTCGTTGAAATAATAACATTTTCATTTGTACCAAATTGTAAATAAATAGTAGCTACATCACTATATGATTGATAACTATGTAAATTAACTTTATTAGTCATATTTAATGTTCCATTTGTTGTTAAATTCGGAACGGTTAATAATTGTGAGTTTGGATTATAAGTTAATGAATTATTACCATAAACATTATTATACCCTGTTGTTGCTATTGATGTAAAACATAATGGGTAATTTATATTTGAACTGTCTGATAATGTTTGTATTTTATTTGAATTTGTTGAAAGCGTGACTCTATTATTATATCTACATACAGCCCACATATCAGTCCCTGCACTATATCCAACACAACAAACAGACACAGATTGAACCCAAGAATCAATAGCAAAAGAAACAACAGAAACACCTTGATAATTAATAGTTTCTCCTGTATTTGCTATGATGTACATATTACTTGTTGATGCACTTGTTCTAATTATATTAAAAGTAGCACCAATATGTAAAGGTGTTGATGCCGTTGCAATTGGTAAATAAATTAAAGTTGTTGTTGGACTTGTAATAATAATATTTTCATTTGTTCTCCAACTTACATTATATGATGATACCGCACCTACTATTTGATTACAATTTAATCTTACTTTATTCGGTAAAGTTAAATCCGCTCTTTCTGAATATGATTCAGATAACACCTTGATAATTAATAGTTTCTCCTGTATTTGCTATGATGTACATATTACTTGTGGATGTACTTGTTCTAATTATATTAAAAGTTGCACCTACGTGTAAAGGGGTTGCATCTGTGGCGATTGGTAAATAAATTAAAGTTGTTGTTGGACTTGTAATAATAATATTTTCATTTGTTCGCCAACTTACATTATATGATGATACTGCACCTACAATTTGACAACAATTTAATCTTACTTTATTCGGTAAAGTTAAATCCGCTCTTTCTGAATATGATTCAGATCCTAAAACAAATTCATTTGATTGTATTGCTTTACTATCATAACCTATACACACCATATAATTACCAGTTGAAGAAGAAAGACGACCTGAATATGTCCCAAAACAACAATTATTACTACCGTTTAAATTATTTATTCCACTGTACGCACCAAAAAACGAGTTTGAATTTCCACTAGAATTATTTGCACCTGCTGCTTGACCTACTGCACACATTGAATTACATTGTCCAGTAGCAAATTGTAAAGCACCTGAACCAATAACTACTATACCGTTATCATTTGCTGTTGATGCCATTGCATCCGTACCAATAACAACATTATTATTACGATCTGTCAAACCTGCACCAACATTTGAACCTAGTAGAATATTATATGATCCTGATCCATTATTAGGAAAACAATTATAACCTAATGAAATATTATCTGTTCCATACAAAGAAACTTTTTGACTTCCTGACCCTATTGCAATTGAACGATTCGGTGAAATATTACCAAACGATGCTGGATCTGCACCTTGTAATGCCTCAAAACCCAAAGCAATATTATCTGATCCATTTGTAATATTTAATAATGATGAATCCCCGATTCCTATATTTTTTTGGCCGGTGTTATACGTCGGAATTATTGGATATCCTCGTATAGCATTTTCACCAATAGAAACATTATATGCAGATGGTGATCTTCTATATTTTAGTTGGTTGTTTCCTCCAATTTGTATATCAGTTATTGATGATGACGCACAAGGAATTATACCATTAGAAAAAGTGTTATTTAATGCCCATATATTACCTGTTGCTAATTGTCCATATGATCCATCACCGAAACCTTTAGTTATAAAATTAGCATTATTATAAGTAGAAGGTATTGTTATTGTTGTTGATGGTAAAGTTGTATTAAAAGTATTACTACCAGACCAATTATTTGTAGTTGTTAATTGTCCATATGACCCATCACCAAAACCTTTAGTTATAAAAGTATTACTTCCGAAACCTGATGTAATTGCTGTTGATGGTAAAAATGAATTAAATCTTGCTGTTCCGCCAAAATCAATAAAATTGTCATTTAAATCAACTGATAATAATGGTGTTGATGCTGTATCATTCCATAATTCTACAGTCCTATTTATTGTATTGAAATACATATTTTGTAGTACAGAATTAACATTAATTGTAAACCCTAATGCTGAATTAACTGCTGAAGTTGATTGTCTTAACAATAATAAATTATTTGTTATCATATTGTTAGTTGTAAATGAATTTGAATTAATATTGTCAACAGATAAATCACCAGTTGTTGTTATATTACCATCTTCTAAAACTGTTGTTCCATCCGATATTGTTATAAGTCCATTCATTGATCTAGAATTAATAGGTATATTCGTTAGAGTCGCCATTACTGATATACCATTAGAATATAAAACATAGTATTCATATTATTTAAGCATTTTCTTCTATTTCTTCAAATGATAAAATTAAAACATATGGTGCAATTAAACCCCCAACCATATTTTGAGGAAATGTGAAGGCAGTAGGAGATGCAACAGTTGCACTTATATCAACTTGATATTTCCCAGTGCCACCAGTTCCAGTAATAAAACCAATAACAGTTCGTGGTATCGAGGAAATGGTAATAACAGTGCCTATGTATATTATACCAGATGTTAAAGTTGCTATATTTATTATATTTCCTGCTTGTGTTGCTGTTCCTACTCCAGCATCCGTAATTGATTCATCATAAAATTCCGTTTTTGTTAAATTGTCTAATAATTGGATATTTAAATTATTATTTAATGGTCTTGAATATAAATAAGATTCAAAATTATCATTATATGATGCTTGAAAATTACCAGAATATGATGATGAATTGGACATTATAAATTTTAAATTTCCTAATATATAAGACGTTGCTGTTTTATTACCATAATTATTTACTGGTATATTTGTTTGAATATATGGAAATCTAAAACTATTAATATAATTGTATGTCCCAGTATAATTAAATCTTAATTTATATTTTGTTCTATCTTTCAGAGTCATTCCCCAATCAATATAATAATTTGCATTTCCAGTTGTTCCTGTTGATTCCATTGAATTTAAAATAATATTTGTTATCTTTCCCATTGCTTATATAATACAGTCATATATTATTTTTTTAAATATTTATAATTTACTTTAACTTTCCCTTTATTGGTTGTTTTTTTCTTTTTGCTTAATCTATCAACTTTTGGTTTCTCTTTTTCGTTTTCTAAAACGGTCGCTTTGCTTACAAATGGAGGTATCATATATATACATTTAGATTTAATCTTCTATCACAATAGTGTCCCAATTCTTCATTAGAGTTTTTGTTTCGGTATTTATAAATAAAAAGTTATATTTTTTATCAAATACTAAATTAGAAATTGGATAAATATATTTACTTGGTAATTCAATAATCTCACTAAATATTTGTTCTAATCCTTGTTTTGATGTTTTATAAATAAAAAAATTATCTATTAATTTTCTTATATCAGGTTCAACTGATTTATACGATTGAACTATGAAAAATATAGATAAATGTACGTGTCTACGATTCATCAGCATTTCTTTTAGTAAATTTTTAATTATTGGACTATCGCGCAAGTGTGCAGTAAAATCATCAATTATAATACAATGATTAATTACTCCTTCATATTCATCGCTCTCATTTTCTTCTTTTATTCTATTAAACACTTCACTTAAATTATCTTCCGTTAGATCATAGAATAAGTTTTCGTCTGGTAAATTATCGTGAAATATTTTATCTGACATTGAATTTGAACTCTCTTTTGGTTGAAATAAAAAAATGTTCTCAAATACATCGCGCAACAAAGATGGATTTTCATTTTTAAATAATGCGTATAATAAAGAAGTCTTACCTGATCCTGGTTTTCCGATTATCATCGTACTCTGTGATTTATTTAAAAACTTAGTTAGTTCATAATTATTTAAATTTTTATTTAGTTCAGTGTCGCAATTCATTTTACATATTGGTAATGCTGGTTTTTTATTTTTTATTAATGTAATATTTGGAGTCATTATATATATACTTTTAAAATATTATAGAAAAAGTATACATATCTTTTCTAAACCAACGGTGCTGACGCTAAAGATGGATTTACATAAGAATACTAATTTGTTTGGTTCTAGTATCTAGTGTCAAGATGGAATCATATTGGGATGTTAAATTGAGGGACTTTGCTAATGTAGTTGCTGCTGCAAAATTTATTTGAGCAACGATTGGCGAGTTTTGACTAGATGTTCCATTAAGCATTGCCTTTGATGCGGAATTTATTTTATTTAAATCAAAACCGACATAAAATTTGGCAGGTTCTTGCGGGGTTGTTAAATCAGTTGCACCGACTGTGTTACGACCAGTTTCAATATAAGCAAACTCCAAGTTATTAATAGACATAGACTTAGACCAGTCATACAAACTTCCAGTTGCCTTTCTAAGTTCCATCAATATCGCGGACTGATTCAAAGTAGAAAGAGGACCTGCTTGTGGATACACTTGACCACCAATATTAAGACTGAAAAAGGAAGGAGTTCCTGCCGTAAATGTAGCAGTTGCGCCACCTGCCAAATTTGGACTATCAAATTTTCCGTTAACAAAGACAGCATCAGCTGCACAAGAACTGCTTAATACAGCATTACGAATGGAAGCAAGTCTGGTATTAAATACAAACGATTGATTGCCTGATGTTCCAACTGGCACTGTAACTGACTGATTAATATACCCTGATGATTTAATAACAACTTGAGGCATCTGCAAAACTGCTTGCTCAACTTCGGCACCAAAATCAATCAGATCATAAGTGACTTGGAAATTCGTCAACTCAAATGAAGTAGGGCGAGTTCCCGTAAAACTCGTGTAGTTATTAAGCGAATCAAGAGTAAAAATAAGTCTAACTTGACCACACGCAAAAGCAGGTAGAAATTTGTCCATCGATGAAAGCATAGAACAAATTAAAGGACCACTTACCTTGTAGTTATTATCAGTGCCAGTTACTAGCAATTTAGCATCATATTTGGTAATAGCACCATCAGCATTAGAATAACCGAAAGCACTTTGAACTGACGCTTTTTCATTTGGTCCTAAATAAAGTTCAGTCCAAAGATTAGCGATAATATTAAAGTCATTAATTGATTCTACTAAAGAGTTATTTATATACAAGTCTAATCTTGAAAAAGGAGAATACAGAGGGCATCTAACAACACTGGGCGCACTTGCCCCCTGAGTAATCTTCATATTGTATGAAAAGTATATACTAGAACCGTCAACGAAACCTCTCGATGGAAAATCAATTATGATTTGAGAACCGTCAGTTGTAAATTTAGATCCATTGACAGGATTTAAAACCTGAGTTAAATTTTGAACACCCGCCATTAAACTAGGAAGTTGTTCGGCGTAGTTAATTTGGGAAGGAAGAACTGTCTGTGCCATTGTATATATTATTGTGTAGATAAAAATTCTATGTCATTTAATTCTGGTATTTCTTTTATTGCGCTTTTTGTATTTTTTGCTAAAGTATTTTCATTGTTGGGATTGTTTTGAGAAGCAGGAGCACTGCTGTTTATAAAAGATAGTGCAGAAGGGGAACTAGTATTCTGTCGTGTTATGTAAAAACAAAACAACATTGACCAATCTATATTATTGAAATTCACTAAATTATGATACTCATCTAAAATTTGAATGTCAATCCTGTTGATATCTTTTACTTTCAAATTATGCTTAATTCCAGATTTATTTTCGTAAATTATTAATCCGTACGATGGTTGATCTACTGCTATACTTGAAAGCATAGATAATGAACCAACCTCACTACTATGATTTATTGTATTTAATTCATTTGAAATTATATTTAATTTCTTTGCCCCTAAAAGGTTTAACATATTCGGTGGTGTTAGCGTGTATGGATTTGATGCTCCTACACTATTATTTATTGTATTTTCATTAAATCCAAGAACACTTCCTAAACTAAATGAAAAGTTGTTATAAATGATGAAGGGTTTATTATGTGTCATTGTTAATTTACCTGTTAATTTGCTAATTGTTATTACAAAATTAGAGTCATTTAATGCTGTGTTTAATTCTGATATTAATGATATAGAGTTGTAATTACCAAATGGAATAGATTTAGTTGTGATTGCTCCAGTGTCAATTTTAAATTTAAATTGATTATTATATTCGTTAATAACATAAAAACTGACTGGAATTTCGGCGTGAATTAATGCGACATCTAAATTGATTATGCTCTCGTTTTGGATAAAATTATTTGCTTCAAACACTACATCACTTAAAAACGTAGAATTATTTTTAGTAGTTGCACTGCTAGATGTCACCGAAAAGAGTTTGGTTTCTATATATGAATTCATTATATATTACATTATATTTTCTATCAATAATATATAATGGATACTCTTCAAGAATTGCAAGGTTTAGAAAACTTAAAAGAAGAAAATGTTGAAAAACCACTGCAAAAGATAAAAATTAAGAAGGGCGAAAACCCTGTGACGGAAGATGCTGTCATTGTTAAACAGAAAAAACCACGTTCTGAAAAACAGATTGAGGCATTTAATAAAGCACGTGGTAAGATGGTAACAAATTTAAACGCACGGAAAGAAAAACAAGAGCAAGATGCTATTCAAAAACAAAAAGAAATAGAAGAAAAAATAGTTAAGAAAGCAATCGCAATAAAGAAAAGGGAAATTAAAAGCAAAGCAATTTTAGACTCTATACCTGATGATGACACACCTATCGAGGAAATTAAAAAGATTGCAACGAAAGTACCAGTTAAGGTAGCGGAAAAAGAACCAGAAAAACCAAAAACGTTTTTTGAAAAATATAGGTTTATCTAATATATCCACAACAAAAAATATACCATAAATAAGCATAGCATTTAGAATAACAACTTTCTTTTTCTTTACTGGGTTTTATGTATACAGAACCAGTATGGATTGGTTGCTTAATCCAGTCAGATAATTCAGGATATGTAATAGATCTTATCATATATTATATATCCTCAACAAATTTAAATATTTTTTGTAGTTTTATTCTTAGTGATATACCGAACAGTCGCCGGTTGCTGGTCGCCGGTACTTTTTCAGCAACTTCCCATATACATAAAAAAAAGTGAAAAAAATTCATATTTGTATTTTGTCATCTTTTTTTCTCAAATATAGACAGCGATTAAAACATACCGGCGACCGGCGACCGGCGACCTATTTAAATAAACTTAAATATATAAACAGGAGACCTATTATTAGCATTCGTTATCATCATCTTCTATTTCATTTATCATTTTTATTCCAAACCAACATTTTACAGATTTCCCTTTTATTTTTTTATCTTTTCTACAAATATTTTCAAGTTTATTGATAATTATAAATTTATTAATTTCACTACTGAATTTCATCATAGTAATTCCAAGATTTTTTTGTTTAATCCAATCCTCTATATCTTTTCCTCTAACGAAATCTTTGTCATCATTTGTTAGTTCAAAGTCATCCTTAAAGGTATCAATAACATTATTATCAGTTGAAATCCATTCTTGTTTACCCATAATAACTTCATTTGGTACAATATCAAAATTTTCTTTGTCCATATATGCTTGAATAAATAAACCGATCAATGCCTTTTGAAATTCAACTGTTTTAATTTCGTTTGCAATGTTTTTATCCATTTTTATTTCAAATTCATTCGATGGATTTTCAACAAATTGTCGTTTATAAGAAATAACTTTAGTTCTTTCACTAACAGCATCATCAAAAGGAACTATTTTTGGTAAATCATTCGCCATTACAACTGCTAAGAAATGACAAACAAACTCATCTTCATTTCCACCGTGACCACGTGCAATTATATTATCACCTCCACTTGAAATCTTTTTAATAGCATTTCCATTTAAATTAACATTGCTTTTTAATTCATTTGAGAATATAATACGTTTATATCGTAATAACATACACCATCTCATAATTTGTGCTTCATCATTACTTGTATTTCTATAGGCAAGATTTTCAGCATTAAATGATCCTACATAATCACCACACGCCAACGAAACGGCAGTTGATAAAATAGATTTACCACAGTTAGTTCCCCCTAATCCAAATAATATTCGTTTCATCTTATCGCCTGCTAATGCTCTTGCTAAGTTCAAGATTAAATATTCTCCCATTTCTTTTCCCAATGGATTCACAAACAAACGTTGTTTAATGTCATTCATATATTCCGTATCAAAGTCTTCGAAATCGTGTTGAATTTTACCCATAAATACAATATTTGGATCAAACCCATATTCTAGTTTTGGAAAGAAGAATTCTTTATGGAAATCATAATATCCATTATTAAATAATATTTTCCCAAGAGAACTTTCTTGTTTTTCTTTCAACCAATTATTATTAACGCAAAGCGTTTTAATTAATGAAGGTATTTTTTCCATTAGATTCAAAGTATTACCGTACGATTTATTTGTTTTGACTTTTTCACCATCTTTTAAAGTTAATATGAATAACTTATCATTGAACTTTTGAATTATTTTATAGTAAGTAGTTTTATCTTGACACCACAAACCAGTTTCATCATCAAAAATGAATAATTTATCTTGACAAGAAACCCAATGAGGATACAGTTCAAATACTTTCCTTGTCGCACCCATATCATCAAAAACGCCTTGCACTTCTGCTTTTATTTTATCAGTTACAAAATCATCCAGCATTTCAATTGATTGGTTGTGCTCTTTATAAGTGAATTGGATATTTAATCCTTCAAATTTTTGATTAACAACACAATCTATTTCTCGTAATAATTGTGTATCTTCATAAAAGTTTCCATAGCACATAATCCCATCAAACATCATCGCACAAATATTAATTTGTTTTGAATTTAAAACAGAAACGACTTCTTGAATAATTTTATTTTCGTACACACAAAGAATACGGTTAATAGCACTGCCTAACCAATTATATTGTTTTTCTTCAGGTACGGTATCAACAATATGTTTATAGCATTCCAAAGAAGTTATTTCTTTTTGGATAAGTTTGCACTCACTATCAAAGGATTTGTAGAACTTATCTTTTATTTTTTTATTTGTTTTGTCGCTGTTGACTGCCTTTAAAAATTCAGTTTTAAATTCGCTTCCCATATCCTCTAGAATTGTATCTCGTTCAGTTATATATTTTGTTAGATATAAACAATCTATGTTATGTAATTTACATAAATATTGTAAGATAACAGGGTGAGCATTCTTCATATCAATATCCGTAGTTGTATCTCGTAATAAAAATCCGCGAAGTTTTTTAGATATTCCTTGAATCGAATTTCCACAATAAAGACGACCTCCAACTTCAAGAGGAGTTTTTTGTGTAAATGCATATATGCGCTTCGTTTCACCACGAGTCTTAATATTTGTTTGACAAAACGATTTCACAACATTAAATTGCTTAATACGTTCTTCTTCATTTTTACAAGAAGATTTATAAAGTTGTAATTCTTTGAATTGCTTTAAAGAGAGAGAGTTCAAATAATGTATTTTCTCTAAAGGGATTTGCTCGGTTAGTTCCATCGTCGGTATATAGTATATAAAGAAATTAATTTTTTAAATCAATTTTTTTATAAATTATAAATGTAAATCTATTAGAATCATTAAAAATTCTATTCTCGCTCTTTTCCATCTTATATGCCTAACATCAGTTGCTCTTTTTTTATCTCGGTTCTCATTTCTCCATTTATAAGTTGCTTTTTTTTGTGAATCGCAATATTTCGCTCCCATTGTTATGTTTCTTAATATACACAGATATAATATTTTTAAATCAATTTATTCTTAAATCTTCTTACACCTCTAACAAGTTTCTTACCACAAAGGCATTCAGTCTTACATATTTTTAAATTACAATAGCAAGGAGGACAGATATAATCGCCACATTTTAAAAGTGGGATATTGGTATCATATGAGTCATTGCATACTAAACAATTCATATATTATATACCGATATTTTATTTAAATACTTATTCCTAAAAAGAATATTTATATAAAATTAGATTCTCCTAAATTAATTTTTGTTTCCTCAAATACCACAATTGAGATACTGGACTATGCCTCATTTTATCTGCTAACGCCAATCTTTCTGCTGGTGACTTAATAGTCTGTTCTTCGTCAGATATTTTCATTTGCCGAAACAAATTAATACCTGCTTGAATTCCAATCTTTGGATTGTTTGAACTAACAAATTGTGTTAAAGGTTTATCACCAAATAAGTAATCGCCTATTTTAATGCTATTATCACTCATATATTTTCTTATCATAGTTGAAAGTTGTTTAGTAAATGTGTGATTAATAACACCATATTTTGCTTCTGTTTTATAAGTGTTAATAACAATTTTCAGGTTACCACTTCTAGGAACTAACAAATAATTAAGTTTATCATTTGTCATATCGTTTATGTTGCTTACAATTTTTAACTGAAAGTTATCTCTTACTGTTAGTTCATCGTACATAGATCCTATCAAATACATTTTACTGTCTGCACCAAACTTATCTTTCACTTTTCCTAAATAAGTTTTGAATGGGTATACAGTTTCAGTTTTTTTCTTTTCTGCATTATCATCATTTGATTGAAGTATTCTAAGGTCGTATTGGTATTTGTATGGTTGTTTATCCACTTCAGGCAAAGGTAAATTATCGATTAAGTACAATATCAACTGATATTCGTCTTTTATAACATTATTTTTGTATCGTTGCCCATTTTTCTTTTTGCCATTATTAACCTCTTTGATTATAACATTATGTTTAGCGAGACATTCGGACAAATCTTCACAACCCGTAATATTTAGAAATCTCTTCAAATCTTCTTTATATTTCTTTAGGGTTCCGTCTGTTTTAATAGTATTTTCTGCTCTTAATTGAGTAAGTTTCGCTAAAGCGTCCTCGTATGTGATTACATTTTTTGTTGGTTTTCCTTTTTTCGCTTTTTTTGATTTCGTTAAAGGTATTATGACAGGTGTTTCTATAACTGGTTCAGCAATCAGTTCATCGATAGGTTCTATAAATGGATATTGTAGTGGCATTCCTTTTAAAGCATTCTTTCCTGCTTTGTATAAAGTTCTTCGTTTTTCATTAACTGCATCTTTATGCCTCTTATAATATTCTTGCTGTCTAATTCGGTTCTGCTGTTTTATTTTCGCTAAAAGAGTTTCGGCGTCTGTCATAATGTTATACATATAATAAAGAAAATATATTTAAGTATTTTCCAAAATATATTTTCCTAAAGTTTTAATTAAGGTTTTAATAGTTTTTATTAGTGATATTCCGAAAAGGTCGCTGGTTGCTGGTCGCCGGTCAATTTTCAGCAACTACCCATTAATATATAAAAAAACGAAGAAATTCCATTTTTGTATATTGTCGTCTTATTTTTGAAAATATAGACAGCGGTTAAAACATACCGGCGACCAGCGACCAGCGACCTATTAACTTAACTTTAAAGATATATACAGGAGACCTATCATTATTTGCATTAATTGATTTGTATAAATAATTCTTATATTATGCGTACAACGATGGAAATGAAAAATGAGGGAAATGAGGAAAGGTCAAAGGGGGGACCCTGAGATATTATGCGTAAAACGATGAAAATGAGAAATGAGAGCATAATGGTCGTCGGGACTTTGCGGGTAATTATGCGGGACAAGAGCGTAATGGTGTCAAAATATATATGAGAGCATATATGGTGTCAAAAAATATTCGTGAAGTTTATATATGAGAGCATTATGTAGGGCGTTAGACGAATAGCGTTAGACGATGTTTCGTATAACAAATATATATATATATATTTGTTATACGAAACATCGTCTAACGCTATTCGTCTAACGCCCT